CTGGTTTATGCAAAGAAACAGTACAAAGACCAGAAAACCAACACCATCAAGGTCATTTATGACAAGACAGCAAAGACCGAATCAGCTGCCCGTTCTAACCTGACAGCCCGTGAGCAAATGGACTTGGCCGAGGCAGAAGCAGGGTTAACAGGTGTAACACCAGAAGTTACACCTATACACGAAACAGGTGTAACACCTGAGGTTACAGGCAGGTGTAACACTAGGGTTAACTTACGTGTAACATCTGAGGTTACACAGAACGAGACACTAACGTGTAATAATAACGTAATGAAAGAAAATGCGAGAAAATTGTGTGTTATGTTTTTACGAGTTGCTGAATCTTTCGGTACTCCGCGTAACTATCAAGAACGGGATGAACTGGTCGCAGAATCATGGATCAGGCAAGGACTCGATATAGAAACCTGGGCAGAGATACTGCAAAGCCATCTGGACTACTGCAAAGAACAGCGCAGAGACTTTGCCAGAGGCATAGGATACTTTCAGAAGCCCGTACAACGCGCACTGAGCGGCTCTAAAGATAAAAAGGTTGCAGACGTACTAAAAAAGACTAGCGCCTCTCTGCGGCGATTGTAGGGCGATTTACACAATGGATAGGATCGAGACAATGACCAGGATCAGCTGCACAATAAACAGGCACATTAACTGCAATTCAGTTAACTTTAACCCACAGTCTCGACAAACCATTGAAAACAAACGATACCGGTTGCGCATAATTAACGTTATGCGACAAAACGTGCAATGTTAACGCGATTTCAGTTAACAAGATTCGCGCGCAGGCACCCCTTGCCCCCCACCCCCTCGGCGTTGTGTGTGGGGGTCACAAAAAACTATTTTCCCATTTTTCATAAATGGGTTACGATATCGGATAAACAGGAAGGATTGACCGATGAAAATGTATAATATCATGCAAGCTAAAGAGATACCCAACCGTGATAAGCCAGTATGGTTACGGATTGGCAAGGCGTTTGAGAAGGAAGGCAAGTTGCGTATGAAGTTGGACGTATTGCCATTGCCGAATAAAGAGGGTGACGTTTGGTTGAATTTGTTTGAGGACGATGGAGGCCGTAAAGATGAGGGTTTCAAGCCGAGTGGATTTGACACGCCAAGCGGTGACACGCAGCCGGCGTCAGGGTTCGATGACGATATCCGGTTTTAGACAGGTATATGATCGTCATATAGACTGTGATTTTTGTGGTGCTATGACCAGGGGCAGGGTATGGGATGATGCTCCTGGTGTTGTGAAGTGTGGTGCTTGTGGTGGGGAATTAAGTTATGTCGATGACAAAGTGTCCTGAGTGTGGTGGCATGGGTCAGACTGAATATGAACGGGCTGTGGTTGACCATTTGAATGGTGGGTATCTAGAGGGATATATGGCTATTTGTGAGCGTTGTGATGGATATGGTGAGGTAGAAGATGATGATGAGGAGTGATAAATCCCCGACATATGCTGAGTTGCATAATGCGTTGCGGTTAGTTGAAGTTCCGGTATTTGTTCGTCATGGCAATACAGTTGAATGGTGGCGGCAATATCGCAAAGACAAGCGCGAGGGTGCGCGGCCATTAAGCGGCGCAAGAGGGCGAAGACCAAAGTATGACGGATAAACGGCCACCATTGGGACGATTTGGCGGTGTGCGTATGGTGCAGCGCCGGATCGGGCGTTCTGAAACGCTTTATCAGCATAAAGAGGCTGTTGCTGCCGAGCTGATTGCGCTTGGCACGGCCAACATAACGGATATTGTTAACCTGGATGGTTCGATAAAAGAGTTCGATCAGATACCGGAACACGCATTGAAGGCAATAAAAAAGATATCGGTGCGCGGTGAAGATGTAACTATTGAGATGCACGACAAAGTTTCGGTGTTGCGAGTTCTGGCCAAGGCATCTGGTATGCTGGATGCGGAACAGAACGAAGATAAACCGAGTATTGTTGGTATTAACATCAAGGGGCCGGATGAGCCTATGACAACGACCTATGAGGAAAAAGATGCCCCAGAATGATGTACCTTCGCTTAATCTGGATTTTAGCAACAGTCCGACAGTCTATAGGTTTTTGAACGATGACAGTTTTGTTAGAGGGCTTATGGGGCCAGTCGGATCAGGAAAAAGCTATGGTTGTGCTGCGGAGATTATGCTCCGAGCTGTTAGACAGAAACCATCCCCCAGAGATGGTATCAGATACAGCCGTTTTGTGGTTGTTAGAAATACATACCCCGAGCTTAGAACCACCACTATCAAAACTTGGCAGGAGTTATTTCCAGAGGCCACATGGGGAGGCATGAGATGGCAACCGCCAATCTCGCATCATTTGAAGCTGCCTAGCCGTGGTGATGCTGCCGGCATTGACTGTGAGGTTATCTTCATGGCGCTGTCCAGCCCCCAGGATGTTAGAAAGCTGCTATCGCTGGAATTGACCGGCGCCTGGGTGAATGAGGCCAGAGAGCTGCCAAAGGCTGTTATTGACGGTCTAACGCACCGTGTAGGCCGTTATCCGACAAAAGCAGACGGTGGGCCAACATGGTATGGCATTTGGATGGATACTAACCCGCCAGACAACGATCACTGGTGGCACGATCTATCTGAGAAAAACCCGATCAAAGGTAATTATCCGTGGACGTTCTTCCGGCAACCAGGCGGCGTTCTTATGGCTGGGCCTGATGAAGTGCCAGAACATCATCCTGAGAGCCAGGGTTTTATCCACAGCGGTGGAAAATGGTGGCAAGTTAATCCACAGGCAGAGAACAGAAACAACCTACCGCCTGGATATTATGAACAGCTGCTTGGTGGAAAAAATGTAGATTGGATACGCTGCTATGCCGAGGGCAAGTTTACATTTGTCCAGGAAGGCAGACCAGTCTGGCCAGAATATGATGATGAGCTTATGTCCGGTGATGTAGAGCTTGATCCGTACTATCCTGTCCAGATCGGTATTGACTTTGGTTTGACTCCGGCAGCGATCTTTGGCCAGCGATCCGCTGGCGGTGCATGGCGCATTGTAGATGAGCTGGTGACGTTTGACATGGGGCTAGAGCGTTTCGGCCAGGAATTGCTGGCAAGGATATCGGAACGATACAGCAAACATGAAATTTTGATATGGGGCGATCCGGCTGGTAACAAGCGTGATGAAATCTATGAGGTCACGGCATTTGACCATCTGCGAAGCCTGGGGTTCAAAGCACAACCAACAGATAGCAATGCTTTCCAGGTGCGGCGCGAGGCTGGTGCATCGCCTATGTCGAGGCTAATTAACAGCAAACCAGGGCTAATGGTAGATAAACGCTGCCTTAAATTGCGTAAAAGCCTGTCCGGTGGCTATTTTTTCAAGCGGCAAAGCCTGGGCGCCGGCCAAGAACGGTTCAAAGATACGCCAGTAAAGAACGATCATTCGCATTGTGGTGACGCATTTGGCTATTTAATGCTTGGCGGTGGTGAGCAACGCAGATTGCGGCGCGGCAGTTATACATCTGCCGGCACTACACACATGGCCAATACAGATTTCGAGATAATGTGATGCTGCAATTAGCTACTGTTACCATGAGGACGGATATTCAAATCGTTCCATATCATCCAAATCACTATCGCAGCATTGAATTAAAAGGCTATGAACTCGATTACATCAAAACAATCGACAATTATGAACAATATATCAATGATAACGCTACGCCAGGATTGACTTGGAGTGTAATTATTAGAGGCAAGGTTGTTGTTATTTTTGGCTTGCGGTTCCAATGGGATCGAGTCGCAGAGCTTTGGATGCTGCCTGGTGTTGGTATCGAGAATGATCCGATATCTGTAACCAGAGGAGCGCGAAAGATTCTGGACAATGTGATACAGGAATACGATATCATGCGCCTTCAGATAGCCGTGCGTGTGCAGAACGTGACAGCATACAAATTTGCAAAAGCATTGTATTTTGAAAAAGAGGCTGTGATGCGGTGTTATGGCCCAGAGTTAGCGGATTATTATTTAATGTCGAGGTTACAATATGTCAGGGATATTTAGCACACCTAAAATGCCAGGTGAGAGTGAAGAAGCCAAAAAAGCTAGGGAACGGGCAGAGCAACGTGCAGAGGCAGCGGAATCACGCGAGGCAGCTGGTCTAGCTAGTCGTGTTAAATCTCGGAGAACTGGTGGACTGCGTATGTTGTTCTCGCCGGCTAGAGAAGAAGGACAAGCGCCAAAAACAAAACTTGGAGGCGGCAGTGACTAAAATCAAAGAAGATACCAGGATTCATCATAAAAATCGTCCTGATCCTGTCCGTGCTAGAAACGAAGATGGTACATTGAAGGGTGATGATCCAGCAACGCCAGAGACTAATGAAGCGTGGGAAGGCGGCGTAGCCCCTAAGAAGGCTGCTACCAAGAAAGCTACCAAGAAAGCTAGGAGTAAATAATGGCTGTTCTCGATAAAGATGTTGGTCTTGTTACAAAAGACGTTGGCGCTCAAAATACATTTTCTGATGGTTTGTATGTAGTAGGCGATTTTAACCTATCAATTTCTGGTACATTTGTTGCCACTGTTACAGTGCAGCGTAGTTTCGACCAGGGCAGCACATGGCGCGATGTTGATACATTCACCGCACCGATTGAAACAGCTGGCTCTGATCCAGAGCCGGTAGTGGTGTATCGTGCTGGCGTTAAAACTGGTGATTATACATCAGGTACGGTTTCTATTCGCATTGGCCGCTAGGGGGTATTGATGACTCTCAAAAAGCATCAGAATCCCAAAGGCGGTTTAAATGAGGCCGGACGTAAATTCTTCAAGCGTAAAGAAGGCGCAAACTTAAAAAGACCAGTAAAGTCTGGCGATAATCCTCGCCGTGCGTCCTTCCTGGCACGAATGGCGGGGAACTCTGGGCCGGAGCGTGACGCAAAGGGAAGACCCACCCGCTTGCTTTTGTCCCTCCGTGCCTGGGGTGCTTCATCTAAAGGAGATGCCAGAAAAAAGGCAGCGTCCATAAGCAAACGAAACGAGAGCAAAAATGCCTAAATTAGAGATTAAAGAAATCATGGGGCGTGAGGCCAAGGCGCAATCCAGAAAAGATGAATGGCGCGCTATCTATGAAGATTGTTATGAATACGCTTTGCCCCAACGCAATTTGTATTCTGGATATTATGAAGGCCGTGTAGCCGGCAAATCAAAGATGGCCAGGGTTTTTGACTCGACAGCTGTTCATGCCACGCAGCGCTTTGCTAATCGTTTGCAAGCTGGTTTGTTCCCGCCATATAAAATGTGGTGTCGGCTAGAGCCAGGTTCAGCAATCCCAGAAGAAAGCCAGCTGGCAGCTCAAGAAGCTCTGGATAAGTTTAATGTGCGTATGTTCGAGGCATTGCGTCAAACAAACTTTGATTTGGCTATGGGTGAATTTTTGCTCGATCTTGCTGTCGGTACAGGCGTGATGATGATTACCCCTGGTGATGAGGCAACGCCAATCCGGTTTACGTCAATCCCACAGTATCTTGTTGCTATCGAGGAAGGCAGCTATGGCAATGTGGATAATGTATACCGTAAGTTGCGGGTCAAAGCAGAAGCTATCCAGCGTGAGTTTCCAGACGTAACAATTACACCAGATTTACAGGATGCGATTGATCGAAAGCCAGAAGAAGAACTCGATCTGTTTGATGCTGTTATCTTTGACCAGGAGTCAGGGCGATATCACTACCATGTAATTTGGCCATCTAAGCGCCAGGAACTTGTGTATCGTGAGATGCGTTCTAGCCCGTTTATCGTGGCACGTTACATGAAAGTTGCCGGCGAAGTATATGGCCGTGGCCCACTGGTAACAGCTATCAGCGATATCAAAACACTCAATAAGACTCTGGAACTTGTGTTGAAGAACGCAAGCCTAGCGATTGCTGGCGTATACCTGGCAGCTGATGATGGTGTTCTAAACCCACAGAACATTAAAATTCAGCCTGGTGCAGTTATTTCTGTTGCCAGGACAGGTGGGCCGCAAGGCGCATCACTAGCGCCAATGCCTAAGTCTGGCGATTTCAATACCAGTCAGATTGTCATTCAAGACCTAAGAATGAATATTAAGAAAATAATGATGGACGATACGCTGCCGCCTGATAATATGTCGGCTCGGTCAGCCACGGAAATCGCAGAGCGTACCCGTGAGCTGGCCACGAATTTAGGTAGTGCCTTTGGTCGCCTCATTACAGAAACAATGGTTCCGATTGTTAGCCGCATTTTGTTTGTGATGGATCAACAGGGATTGATTGATCTGCCGTTGAAGGTCAACGGTGTCCAGGTAAAAGTAACGCCAGTATCTCCATTAGCCCAAGCACAAAAATTGCAAGAGATTAATGATCTTGTGCAATATATGCAGATTGCTAACTCAATGGGGCCACAAGGCCAGGTCACTGTATCTGTACCAAAAGTCCTGGAATATATTGCAGAACGTCTTGGCATTGACCAGAATGTTCTTAATAGCCCAGAAGAACAGCAAATGATTATGCAGCAAATGGCACAAGCACAACAACAAATGGAACAGCCACAAGAAATGAATGATGGTGGCGCCATGCAGGAGGCAATTCAATGAACGAAGCTGAAGGGTGGGAGTCTTTAGAACCAGCTTTTGCTGAACCAACAAAATTTGATGATCTTGATATTATGTATGGCCGTGTATTCAAATCTGAAGAAGGTCAAAAAGTCTTGCATCATTTGCGGAAAATCACAATTGAGCAACCGTCCTGGATTCCAGGAGAGGATGCGTCATATGGTTATGTCAGAACAGGCATGGCCGAAATTGTACGTTTAATAGAAAAAAGGGTCGAGAGGAGTAACAATGGATAATCAACAAGTCGCACAGGAAGCCGTGCAGGACGATGCACCGCTTCTAAACCCACAGGCAGCTGTTGCTGCGCCAGAGGCCGTACAAGAGGCTCCTATGCCCCTTCACGACAATTCTGAGCCGGAAGAACAGCAATTCACAACAGATACCGATGATGCTCCGTTAGAGCGTCCTGATTATTATCCAGAGAAATTTTGGGATGAGGATGGGCCTGATGTTGAAAAGCTGGCTAAATCGTATGCGGAACTTGAAAAACAATTTAAAGCCGGCAAACATAAAGCCCCAGAAGGTGATTACGATGTTGCGGATTTGGTGGATCGCGGTCTTGATTCAGAAGACCCAGCTCTTGTTGTCGCTCAAGATTGGGCTAAAGAAAACGGTGTATCCCAAGCTGCGTTTACTGATCTCGCCTCTCGCATCATGGAGCTTAGTCAAGAAGCTAATGAAACTATGGAAGTGGATCGCCGGCAAGAAATGGCAAAGCTAGGTGAACGGGCATCTGAAAAGATTGAAATGGCAGAACGTCTATTGATGAAAGCGCCATTGAATGAAGCAGAGCGCAGCGCTATGGCGTTTAGTTTAAATAATGCTGATGCAATCAATGCGTTCCTTAAATATCATTCATCTTTGACTAATGAAGGCATCCCGATAAATGCGGCAGTGTCTACCCCAGAAATGAGCCGAACTGATCTTGAAGCTGCTATTGCTGATCCGAGATGGACAACTGATCCAGCATTTAGAACAAAGATTGAAGAACAATGGATGAAGGCAAACAACTAGATATAGTTGCAAAACCTTTCATTTGTGTGTAAATATAGTATTCGGAGGTTAACCGCTTGCGGCCCTTCTATGTGGTGAACCCACTGGTGGGCATGACCATTTCATGCAAGCAAACCGCCCGACTACATCGGCCAACGGTATGCGGCAAGTTGAAACCTTAATAGGAGGATTCTGCTATGGCGCAGAGTGTAACTAATGCTTTTGTGACCCTCTTTGAGTCAGAGGTAAAACAAGCATACCAAGCCGAGGCTTTGCTGCGTGGTACAATGCGTACACGCACAGGCGTCCAGGGCAACACCGTCAAATTTCCGAAAATCGGTAAGGGCGTTGCTACTGTTCGTGTGCCTCAAACAGATGTAACCCCGCTGAATGTAACTTACAGCCAGGTTACTGCAACCATGAGCGACTATATTGCTGCGGAATACAGCGACATTTTCCACCAGTCTCATATCAATTTTGATGAGCGCCGTGAACTTGTCGAGGTAGTTTCAAAGTCAATCGCTCGGCGTATGGATCAGCTTTGTATTGATGCTCTCAATGCAGCTGCTTCACCATCAACCGTTGCCACAGGTATTGGTGGCGCGACTACTAACATGAACATCGAAAAGCTCCGTGCAGCTGCAAAGGCGCTGAATGAGAAGAACGTACCATCTGAAGGACGTTATCTTCTTATGCACGCTTCTCAGCTCGATGCTCTGCTTGGCGAAACTGAGATCACAAGTTCTGATTTTGCAACTGTGAAAGCGTTAGCTCGTGGTGAGCTTAATTCCTTCATGGGCTTCCAAATCCTAACAATGGGTGATCGTGACGAAGGTGGTCTTCCAAAGCCATCAACCCGTACTTGCTTTGCTTGGCATCGTGATTCAATGGGCTATGCAGAATCAATGGCGCAAAAGACAGAGGTAAATTACGTTCCAGAAAAAACGTCTTTCCTTGTCTCGTCAATGTTCTCTGCCGGTGCTATTGCAATTGACGATGAAGGCATCGTTAAAATTTCTTGTACTGAATAAGGAGGATAAACGATGGCTTTTGATTCAACAGGTTTTGCAACCATTGGAGCCGCAAAGCGAGGCAATGCCCCAGCTCTGTACTCCTACAGCACCACAGATGCAATTGCTGATGTAAACACAGAAGGTTATTTCAACAATCTTTCAGACAGCCTAGAAATAGGTGATCTGATTTATTGTGTAACCTCAACAGGTGGAACAGCGGTGGCAACTCTAGTGTATGTATTGTCAAATTCTGCTGGCGTTGTTGATGTCAATGATGGCACAACACTTGCCAACACAGATGGCGACTAACACGGATGGGGCAGCTTCGGCTGCCCCCTCTTAACAAGAGGAGAGTGGTATGGCAGCTGGCGATACAAGTCTATCAATTTGTTCTGATGCACTTATCATGCTGGGCGCTGCGCCCCTTTCTTCGTTTACAGAAGGCACTGACGCTGCCCAGGCTTGTGATAGGCTTTACCCAGACCTTAGAGATAGTTTGCTATCCAGGTATCCTTGGAGCTGGTCGTATCAAAAAGAGCAGCTGGCAAGACTGTCATCTACACCAACAAACGAATGGCAATACGCATATCAGCTTCCTGGCGATATGCTTTCTGGCGTTAGGGCGCTGTTTGCTAGCTCTAGCACTAATGAAAAGCCGTTGCGTTATGGATGGGAAATCTATGGCGATCAGGTCTACACTAACCTAGAAACCGTTTATATCGACTACCAGGCCACAATTAATGAAAGCAAAATGCCAAACTATTTTGTGCATTTTCTCCGCACTGCAATGGCTTCAGAATTGGCTATGATAATTACAGACCAGGTAAGCAAGGCAGATTATTTTAGAGGTCTAGCGTTTGGTTCACCAGGCGAAAATGGCCGTGGTGGGTTGTTCCGCGAAGCAATGAATATCGACAGCCGTGGCCAGCCACCGCAAGTTATCGAGGATTATTCTCTTGTAGATGTAAGGGGCTGATATGGCGCGAATAATTCAGTTCCAAACAAACTTCAGCGTTGGAGAGCTTGATCCGTTACTCCGTGCCAGGACTGATCTTGAACAATATCAAAATGGTTTAGAGACAGCTCAAAACGTAATTGTGCAGCCACAAGGCGGTGTCAAGCGTAGACCAGGCACAAAGTTCATTCATGACTTTGGCAGCACATTCACTGATTTTAAAATCATCCCATTTGAATTTAGCGTCAATGATAGTTACACATTAGTCTTTGTTAATCAGCGCATCTATGTATTTAAGGGTGGTGTGTTGCAAACAAACATCAATGGTAGTGGTAACGATTACATCACGGCCACAGCAATTACAGCTGCCATGCTTGATGAGTTAAATTTTACCCAGGCTGTTGATACGCTCATTTTATGCCATGAGGACTTGGAAACGCAGCGTTTGGTTCGCAATAGCGATACTAGCTGGACATTGGGCGCTTTGCCATTAAAGTTTGTTCCGCA